GAAGAAGCTGGTGCTACCTTATTCGACCGAGGGATTGAGTATGGAGACCCGAGGCACAATTTTCTACGCATTTACAAAATCGCGAGAGCACTCGGTATTCAGCTCAGAGACCCATCTGAATTGGCAGTTATTGCTATTGCAACAAAACTCTCAAGAATGGTGGAAAGTCCAGAGCGCGAGGATTCGTATCTCGATCTCATTGGATACGCCGCTATCTTGGGTCGATGCAGATTTTCTACACCAGAAGATTGGGACGACATTGAGTCTGACTCGCAATCATAATCAAAATCAATACTGCGATTATTGCAAATATCGCTGGGGAGCAAATAAGAACGGCTGGGATTTAAGAGCTATGACTCCAGCAGTTTGGAAAGTCCAAAGCGAGACACCACTTCGAAAAGCACAGGTTAGGTTCTATTGCCAGCCTTGCGCCGATGAAGTTCAGAATTGGCCAGATGGCACATTTTATTCATTAAAAGAACAGTTAGACGATGCGATAAGTAATTTCGCAGGGAGAGAGAAGTTAAATGTCGAATTACCTTGATGATTATGTAAGTGTTCAAGACCGATTAAAGGAGTTTATAAATGCTTATCCAGATTATAGAATCAAGACTCATATCTTGGCGGAGTCGCTTGTGGCTAATTGCGATGTCTATATCATTAAAACTGAGTTATATCGCACTGAAGCTGACACACACCCTTGGACTACAGGTTTATCCAGTGAGTCTAAATCCAAGCAATATGCACTCGAGCTTGCGGAAACTGGAGCGTTGGGACGCGCACTTAACCTCGCTGGATACTTCGCTAAGACTAAACAAAGCCCAAAGAAGGCAATTGAAACGACTAAGCCAGCTCTTGCGGAATTCATAAAAGAGCAACGCCCTAATGATCCTGAGCCAATTGTCTGGGATGTAACTGCAATAGCAGACCAATTAGGTGCTGAGATAATCGATGAGATACCGCTTTGCTCTGGTGGCGATGGCCCAATGGTGTTAAAGACTGGCACTAAAGAAGGCAAAGAATATAGGGGCTGGGTATGCCCAACGCCTAAGTCTGGTCATCCTGCTAAATGGATGCGTATTGGTTCAGATGGGCATTGGGTCTTTCAGAAATGAAGCAAGATGCTCATCCTTTCAAATGCTCTAATTGTGCATTAATTACACCGCATATTGAGCTAAATCGGTATGAGACAAGTGATATAGCAGAAGCGCCAGAGGAAGTATGGCTGATTGAATGCCAGCGATGCTTCCTTCAGCGCATCATTTACCCAGCAGATCGCGTAGCTAGTAAAGAGGATGATATTTCCAGATGCAATAAGTGCGGTAATTGGAAGATGAAGGCAGGAAACTGCCGAATATGCCGCTTGGCTGCTGGATTTGAGCAACAAATGGTGCGATACTGGAATGGTAACGAAACATTGGAAAGGCCCTACGAAAATGGCAAAGCCCCACTCTATTAAATATATCCGTCAGCTGATGGAATGGGGATTTGACAAGGAGTTTATCGCTAGGGATTGTGGGATAAATATCCATTCGCTAGAAGTTAGATTAAACAGAGCAAAGAAAAGGGAGCAAGCAAATGGATCAAGAGATGCTATTCGAGATACAACAAGAACAAAAGACCTCTGATGATCATTACACTCCAAAATGGCTATTTGATAAAATGGATGTCACCTTTGATATGGATGTAGCTAGTCCGCCCGAAGGCATTCCTTATATCAAAGCTAAGCGTTATTTAAGTCAAAAGGAAAATGGATTAGTAACTGAATGGGCTGGTTTTATATGGTGTAATCCCCCTTATTCAAATGTCGAGCCTTGGGTAAAGAAAATGAAAAAACACCGAAATGGCATAATGCTATTGCCTATGGTAAAGAGCTTTTGGCGACTAGAAGTATGGAATGACGCTGATGGTATTTGTGAGCCAGATGGCGTTGATAGAATCAAATTTATCCATAAGGGTAAAGAAAAAGAAATAATGTTTCCAACCTTCTTGGCAGGATGGGGAAATAATGCCCTTGTGGCACTACAAAGAATCGGGAGAGTAAGATGAATATCAAGGAACTGAGCCTAGAGCTAGCAGCAGTGAGTCTAATAGCTGATGAGGCTAAGAAGGCCAAGGATAGGCTTAGAGCGGCCTTACAGACCGAGATGGACAAGATAGGTGCAGACAGAGTAAAGGCTGAATATGGTGATGATGTGATTGCCTATGTAACTACCAGTAAGCCTAAATTTAAGTGGATAGTCAAGAATGATAAAGAGTTCGTTAAATGGGTGAAAGCCAATATTCCTAGCGAGATAATTGAGACAGTAAGAGAATCGTCAGTTGATGCGATATTAGATAAGTTCCATTACATAAATGGCGATGATGTTATTGATCCAAATGGTGAGAGAATTGAATGGTTAGTTGGGGATATAGCTGAGCCTTATCTGGTTACTAAGTTTCATAGTGACGGCAGGGAAAGGCTGAAAGACGCCTTTCAATCAGGCCAGTTAGAGTTTAAGAAGATATGGGAGTTAGAGTGATGGCTGCTGGGGTATCTCATTTCAGGGGCAGAATGAATAAAGATTACAAGCCAAATGATGAGGTTTATACGCCTCCCTACATATTCGAAGCACTGGGTTTAGAATTTGATTTAGATGTATGTGGGCCAGTTGGTGGTTTAGATTGGATACCAGCTAGAAAGACATTTAGTGTGGAAGATGATGGATTAGCTCAAACTTGGTATGGAAGGGTCTGGATGAATCCTCCGTTTAGCGCCCCAAATGACTGGGTAGTTAAATGGTTAGAAAATGCTAATGGTGTAATGGTTTGCACATTATCTAAATCAAAATGGTTTCAAATGTTATGGAACTCACCAGCTGCTATTTGCTATTTACCAGCCTCTCACAAATATATTAAACCAGATGGATCTAAATATTCTATCGCTTTTCCAACTGCAATGTGGGCAATAGGTGAGACGAATATCACAGCATTAAAAGATAGCGGAATAGGTAAATTAAGATGATATGTCCTATTCGTCCTCTTGACCTAGGCATTACACTCCGACTAAGGCGGGGCCCGAAGGCAGCCCGTAGCCGAAGCGTAGGGGCAGGCTATTGCCTAACGCTGATGCTATCGGCACTTATGCTGATACCAATCAATCCATCAAAAGCAGATATGAATCTAAAGCTTTATGCTTATAACAAATTAGATTGGTCAGAGTTTCAATGTTATAACTGGTTAATTCATAAAGAGAGTAGATGGAATCCAAAGGCTCGTAACGGCTCTCATTATGGCCTTGCTCAGATGCGTTCTACTTGGTATAGAGACCTTAGCCCGAGGCGTCAGATTGATGCACATATCAAATATTTAAGGCATCGATATAAAGATGCTTGCGATGCACTTCATCATCTTGAGACTAAGGGTTGGCATTGAGCAGACGCTATAACTCTAGCTACTACCAAAAGACAAGACTTCAAGTGCTTCAAAGAGATTACAATACTTGCCATTACTGCGGCCTTGAAGCGACTACAGTTGATCACCTAATACCTATCAGCAAGGGTGGCACTGATGAAGCTTCTAATATGGTTGCTTGTTGCACTCAATGCAATAGCTCTAAGCGCGATCGTATGACCCCCACCTTTTTTGAGCGCGCAAGCAGACCCACGACCCCCATTGGGAAGATTTTCCCTGAAAATGGCTCGGCTAGGCACTATCAGGAATGAAACAAATTGAAATGGCTCAATTGGGAGAGATTGCCCGAGTCCGGGACGAATCGACTTACCGAGGTGTGGCAGAACCGCGAATTCACACAAAACTCAACCATTTACCCTCACTAGGCGAGCAAATGATTAAATTCTGCGAGGAAATCGGCTTTGAGCTGATGCCTTGGCAGCAATGGCTGGCTCATCACAGCTTAAAACAGAAACCCGATGGCCGATGGGCTCACCCAGTAGTTACTTTGCTCTGCGCTAGGCAACAAGGCAAATCGACCTTTATGGCGCTTCAAATTCTATTTAGGATTTATGTATTAAAAGAAAAACTGCAAGTTCATACTGCTCATAAGCTAACTACTTCAGCAGAGCTCTTTTATAAGATTTATGGAATTATTGAACAGAATCCAAGGCTAGCTGCTGAATTTACTAAGAAGCTGGAAAGTAAAGGCTTTCAAGAACTCCAATTTACTGAAGGTAGGCGATATATCGTCCGAGCCAATAACTCGGCTGGTAGAGGCATTGCAGCCCCTGAAACGATACACCTAGACGAAGCCCGAGAGTATAAAGATGAGGATGTTTGGTCTGCTTTGCGATATACCCAAATGGCTAGCCCAAATCCTCAAATATGGGTTTATTCAAATGCTGGAGATCAACACAGTATCGTTCTAAATAAACTTAGGGAAAGAGCAATGGCTGCCATATTTGGTAGCAATGATGATATTGGTTGGTTTGAATGGTCAGCGCCTCAAGGCATTAAATTTGATAACTCCCCGGACTTCTGGCTTGGTGTCTGCCAAGCTAATCCATCACTTGGCATAACAGTTCATCCAGATAATATCCGAGCAGTCTTATCAGACCCAGAGGACATTGTGCGCACAGAAGTCTTATGCCAATGGGTCGATACCATAAACCCAGTTATCAATCCCTCTCAGTGGGAAAGTTGCAGAGTTGAGGAACTTCGACTCAACCCTGAAGCAGATACTTGGCTGGCTATTGATCTTAGCCCTAGTAGAAAAGAAGCTGCATTAGTTGCTAGCCAAAGACTAGAGGGCGATAAGTTCCAAGTCATATTGCTGCAGACTTGGCATAATCCTGCCAATCTGGACGATAAAGCAATGGCTAATGATGTTGCCGAATGGGTGCGTAAGTATCCAGTTCAACTAGTTGCTTATTCAGCCAAAACCGCGTCAGCGGTAGCCGCTAGATTGGCTCCTGCAGGAATAAGAGTCGAGCCAATAGACGGCCTTGATTATGCCCAAAGCTGCGATGAATTACTGGGAGCGATTTCATCTCAGCGGTTAGCTCACTCGGGACAGGAAGAGCTGACCAAGCAATGCCTATCCGCCGTCAAGTTACCCTTTGGAGACGGCGGTTGGGTAATGGGTCGTAAAGTTAGCAATACGACAATTTGCGGAGCAATTGCTTCAGCGTTAGCGACACACTATGCAACGATGGCTGAAAGCGGAGTAGATATTCAAATAGTGTAAGTAGGTTCGCTTACAATGTAAGCAATGGGTGCTATAAGAGATTTCCTATTTCCACAGGTTCAGACGGCTAAACCTACAAAGGTTTCAGATGTTGCAGCCGCGCTAACTCCCGTCCAGATTAGCGATT